AGACAACAAGTTAAAACAACTATGGAGTTGTTACCTGCAGATTCGGATGATTTAGCTAAAGTATTGGCTACTGCGTACGATATGGCAGTAAAAACACCTCCTGCCGGTGATATGATGGTTGGTAATGCTGTGATGAATGGTAATGCAATAGCATTGGAAAACATAATAAAAAATGTGTTTAATTTACAATCAGTAAGCAGTGAACAATTAAATTTATTTGAACTATTCACCGCAGGATTTGTGGCATATTGGGCGGGTTCTACACTTCAGGTGGTTAAACAATGTATAATACCACCTGCTCCTGGAGCAACTATAAATCTCCAAACATTAACTGTAGTTTGTTCAAATCCAGGACAGAACGTACCATTTCCTATTGAATTAATTAAGCCTGAAAGTACAGTAGTTCCTTTTATAGAAAATTTTATTCAAGCCGCAGAAACCCACTTTAAAACTATTAGTGGTGAATACAACGTAAACGCTTTGTATGGGATTGCACCCGCGCAGACTAGTGGTCCTGGTATAGTTCCGTGGGTTGGATACACAATAGATGCAAGTAAAATAATCGAAAACAATGAAATTGAAATAAAAACCTTATTATCACAATTAGGAGATTATGAAACTATCGATGACTTAATATTTGCATATGAAAGTGGTCAAATATCTGGTGATGGAGCAGGTGGAGCAGTTGATGCTAATTTAGGTGAATTGGATTTAAACGCAGCTTGGCCAGAATTAGCAGCCAAATTTATTGCTAAAAAAGAAGGATTTACTGCAAGAGCAACTTGGGATGTGAATGCATATAGACTTGGATTTGGTACTGATAAATTGATTGGAAGTGATGGTAAAATACGAAAAGTATTACCTACACCTGAATATTACAAACAAACTGGTGAAAAAATACCTGCCGGTGGGGATACTACTACAAAAGAGGCTGCTTTAAAAATGTTACAATATGAAGTTGTAAATACCTATAAAGCTAGGTTAGTTGGTAGTGAAAGTTATCAGATACCGGAAGATGTTTTTGAAAAATTAAACGATAGACAAAAAGCTGCATTACTAAGTTATGTATATAATGTTGGTAGTTTGAGAAAGGGTATAGCAAAAGCTATTAGAGATGGCGAACTTACTTCAGCAGCGGCATTGATACAAGCTGGCCCTATTCGTGGTGGTGATGTGGTATATCCGGGTTTAATTAAGAGACGTAATGAAGAAGCCCTACTATTCCGTTCGGAGGATATTGCTTCAACTACTACTACACCTACCACAACCACAGGAGTATAATTTTACCAAATAATAAAACTAAATATTTATATAAACAACAAACAATGTATGGACACGAACAAACTATTTAAAGCAATTCAAATAATCGTTCAGGAGGAAGTAAAAAAAGAAATTTCTCTTATTAAAGAAGAAATAAGAAAAGAGGTGTTAGCGGAGGTTAAGCAATCACAACCGGTTAAACAACAATCTTCTCTTAAATCATTAGTAGAGGAAAGTGCTGACCCGTTCGATTTAGCTAACAAAATTTTAAACAGAGATAGAGAAGATAAACAATACTCTAGTAATCCTCTATTAAATCAGGTTTTAAACGAAACCTCTATTAGACCTAATTTCTCCAGAACAGATGGTGAGTATGGTACTATGACACCTGATATGATTGGATATGGTAATCCACAAATGGGTATGCAACCACAATATGCTAATCCATCTGCTCCAATCAGTACAGGAAACGATATATTAGATAAAGCAATCGCAAGAAGTGCAAAGGTTTTGGCGGCAAGTAAAGATAAAAATAGATAATGGCAATCATAACCGGCCCTAAGTTAGTAAAAGACCTACCTGAAAAGGATAGGGTGGCAATAGGAATCACTCTCCCAATCCAAAGGGGGAATGGTGGATTCTTTGCCCAATCTTACCAAACTTCGGAGCAGGTTAAATCCAATATTAAGAATCTCATTTTAACAAGGAAAGGTGAGAGAATTATGCAACCGGAGTTTGGTACAACCCTATATGATGCACTTTTTTCATCGAATACAGATGATTTAGAAACCGAAATTGAATCATCTATAGAAGATGCTATCGAAAAATGGATGCCATATGTATCTATTGAAGATATTGTGGTAGACCAATCAAATACAAGTAGAGATACTTATTTCTTTACGGTTACACTTAAGTTTAGAGTTTCGGGACAACAAAATTTAGAGACAGTAACATTTAATGTAATCCAATAATGGCATTCAAAGTAACAAATAAGAATATAGGTAAAAATAGTAGGGATATATCCTATTTAGGTAAAGATTTCGAAGCGTTTAGAAAAAATCTAATCGAATATTCCAAAACGTATTTCCCTAATACCTATAACGATTTTAATGAAACTTCTCCTGGTATGATGTTCATAGAAATGGCATCGTATATAGGAGATGTATTAGGGTATTATACCGATTCTTCATTAAAAGAAAGTTTAATACAATATGCCGGTGAGGAAAAAAATGTATTTGCATTGGCTAACCTATTGGGGTATAAACCTAAATCAACTGCACCAGCAGTAACCACATTATCGGTTTATCAATTATGTAAATCAGATGCGGTAGGGCAAGTTGATACTAGATATTTATTAAGAATAGATTCAGGATTAACGGTTAAATCAACATCAAACGGAGATATAACGTTTAGAACGGTTGAAAACTTAGATTTTAATGACCCTACTGATAGAGAGATAAGTGTATATAGTGTAAACGAAATAACAAATAATCCGGATTATTTTTTAATAAAGAAACAAATACAGGCGATATCTGCAACAGAAACTAATGTTACAAAAACATTTGGTTCAGCTGAGGCATTTTCTTCTATTATGTTAGAAAATACAAATGTAATTTCTATCGAATCAGTAACGGATGAAGATGGTAACAAATATTATGAAGTCCCGTATTTGGCACAGGAAACAATATATATTGATTATCCTAATGTAGAGCAGAATGACCCGGATTTATATCAATTTAGAGATACGGTTCCATATTTACTTAAACTATTAAAAACAAGTAGAAGATTCACAACTAAGGTAAATGATGATTTTACTACATCAATTAATTTTGGTGGAGGTGATAGTTCTTTATCGGATGAATTGATTATACCCAATGTAAAAAATGTAGGATTAGGATTAAATAGTTCTATAGATAAAATAGGAGAATCATATGACCCAACTAATTTTCTTAAAACAAAAACATACGGTCAGGCTCCGGCTAATACAACTATAACTGTTAATTACTTAATAGGAGGAGGAATTAGTTCAAACGTTTCTCAGGGGGATTTAACTTCTATATCTAGAATTGTATTTGATGATAGTTCGGTTACCACTTCTGATTTAGATGAAACAATATTAACATTTGTTAAGAATTCAGTAGCTGTAGAAAACGAAATACCTGCAAAAGGTGGTAGAGGAGTTGATACTATCGAAGAAATTAGAGAAAGTGCATTGGCTAACTTTGCATCTCAAAATAGAGCAGTAACTGCAAAGGATTATCAAGTTAGAGCGTTAGCAATGCCTTCTAAGTTTGGTTCTATTGCTAAAGTATTTGCTATAGGGGATAATTCATTAAATTCTAATTCACCTGAAAGTATTTTAAACTCAACTGATAATTTGGATGAGTTTACTAATATCGTTAAAACTATTTCAACATACGCTATTTCTCAGGGAGGAAATTTACCTTCAACTACGGAGATTAAAGATATAGTAAGAAGTTTTGTTCAGAAAACAACTCAGAATGCTGAATTGGTAAATCCATTTGCAATTAACTTATATACATTGGGATATGATTCTAATGGAAATCTAACTAATCTTAATAGAGCAGTTAAAGAAAATTTAAAGACGTATATAAATGAATATAGAATGTTAACCGATGGTATTAACATAATAGATGGATTTATTATTAATATTGGTGTTAACTTTGAAATAACTACATATAAGAATTTTAATCAAAGAGAGATTGTTTTAACTTGTATTAATGAGTTAAAAACATTCTTTGATGTAAACAACTGGCAGTTCAACCAACCAATTAATCTTTCCGATATAGAATTAACACTTGCTATGGTAGAAGGTGTTGCATCAGTTCAAAGTGTAGAGATAGTTAATAAATGTGGTGGAATATATGCTAGAAATAGTTACGATATAAAAGCGGCAACAAAGAATAAGATTATCTATCCATCGTTAGACCCATCTGTCTTTGAAGTTAAGTTTCCTGATAAAGACATTAAAGGTAAAGCGATATAATGATATACTTTGTAACGGCATCAAAAGATGCATCTATTTATAGTTTATACACACCATTGAATACCGGATTAGATGAAATACTAACGGTATCCAAACATTATTCACGATTTGGGGAAAGAGATAATGCTAGAACATTTATTCAATTTGATATAGAAAATGTTCCATTATATGTAACTGCATCATCTGCAACTTTACATTTAAATCTTATAGAACCAGAAGAACTAGCAGTAAGTTATTCTATTTATGGATATCCAGTAAGCGAAAGTTGGGAAATGGGTAGGGGCAAACAATTGCCTGAAAATATTGCAACCGATGGTATAAATTGGGATAATCAGAGTGAAGTAAATTTAAATATAGAAGCTGCGCAAACTTTTACATATGTTGGTGCAGATATTAATATGGATATCCTATCCATCTATGAATATTGGAAAACTTCTGATAATTATGGAATTAGATTATCACATACATCATCTGCGGAAAGTTCTTCATTGGATTATGGGGTATTGAGATATTATTCAAAGGAAACAAATACTATATTTCAACCACTTATTAAATTAGAATGGGATGATTCTCAATTTATAACAGGCTCTCTTACAGCTTTAACTGATTCACAGATTATAGTTAGAAGTAAAGAATTAAGAGATAATTATAGAGAGGGTAATAAAGTTAAAATAAAAATAATAGGAAGGAGTTTATATCCAACTAAAACTTTTACAAACGCATTTTCATATAGTGATATTAAATATTTACCCCAAACTTCATATTATGGAGTTAGAGACGAAATAACAAAAGTTAATTTAATAGATTTTTCGAATTACACAAAAATCAGTTGTGATGCGAATGGTAATTATATTAATTTAGACACTTCTAATTTTCCTAAGAATAGAGTATATAGATTACTATTTAAGATAGTTAGAAATGGTATAAGTGAATTTATTGAAGATGATTTAACCTTTATAGTTAAGTAATGGAATTTGAATTAATTAAAAAATCTTTACAGGATAGTGGTTCTTTTGCTGCTAGAGATAAAAACACGCCATACTTTGAAACATCCGTAAATAATGCTAAAGGTGGATTTGTATATGCACCATCTAAAAAAAGAGTATATAATACTGATGAATTAAAAAAGGCAATTGATGTAAGTGTTTTTGAATTGATACCGGAAGGAGAGGAAACCGAATTAGATTTAGTTCCTAGGCCAATCTATAATGAGGTAACTCGTTCATTAGAATTGGCAAACGAAACAATAGCATCACAATCAGTTGAAATAGGAAATCTTCAATCTCAAGTATCGGAGTTAACATCTATATCAGCATCGTTGGATGTTCAATTGGATAATGAGAGATTACTTAGAGTAACTGCAGAATCCAACTCGGAACAACTTAGAAAACAATTTGCATTAGTAAATGATACATTACAAACATCACTACAGCGTTCTGTTTTAGAAGGAATTGATAGAACCTCATTGCAAGCTAGAAATGAAGGTCAGAGTGCAACCGTTCAATCTCTTTCAAAACAAGTAGATAGCTTAACTCAACAATTGAATGGTAAAAATGCAAGATTAGCGGAGGGAGCTAAAGCCGGTGCAGATATAACTGCTAGAGTAGTAGAAAAATCTGATGCGAAATTAGCTGATTTATATTTTGATTATAAAAATAAAAGTGCATCTGGTACTTGGTTAAATGGCCCAACCGTTGAATTATTCAATACTACATTAGAGGATGTGACAGTGAATATGAAAATGAAAAATGCTAATTTAGTTTGGATTAATGGCCCATCTATAATAACACTTAAGCCACAGGAAAAGGTAGATATAACACTTCAAGTAGATTATCCTAAATTCAACGGAATAAGTAGTAAAGGTGAAAACTATGGAGGAAGTGTGGTATTTTCGACACCAAACGGAGAATTATCATTTACTGCTAATATGTGGAGACATAAAAAATAAAAATTATGGCACTAAGTAAATTTAAAAATATTGATGATGTATTAAAGAAGGGAACTTCATTAACTACAGAACTTAGTTCAACTGAATTTAAGTTAATAGATAAGGGATTTATACCAACTCCGTTTGATATAGGTAATAATGATGTATTGGAATTTTTATTATATGATTCTAGTAATAATGTATTAGAGCAAAAAGATTATGGAAATGTTAGATATATACCATCTTCCGAAATTCAGGATTATATAATAAGAAGTGAAAATATTATAGATAAGGTATATGATGGTGGTGGATTTTTAATAGATGTAAAAAGATTAGTTAAAGAAGCTGGGTATAATACTGGAATATTTAGAGTTCAATTCAACTTTGTAAATAACAGAGTGGGTAGTAATATAGAAATGGATAGAATGTGGATACATCAGATTTCTCCATCTAGAAGTGAATTAAGATTGTTACCATATAATAACTTCAACGAAACCAATCCATATGAAGTTGATATAATGATTGATTTAAATCAAGCTTATAGTAGTTTTGTAAATGGTAAATTTAGTGGCGATGAAGTTTATTCGGAGATAGATGAAATAATAAACAGATTGAACGTAGCAGATTTACAATCATCTTTTTCAAAATCTAAATCTAAAGATTATATAGATAGAATACAATATGAATTTGGTATCCAAAACTATGACCAATTTTTTACAAAGATTTTAGAATCTATGAAAGAATCGGTTAGACATACTTTACTACATAAAAATGCAGTAATAGGAGGAAATGAATTTGGGCAACCACTTGGTGATGAAATAGATTTTACTTATTACAATAAAAATGATATTATCAATCTATTAGGAAAAAAGTTTAGAGAAGCATGTGAATTTCACCTTCCTACTAGAACTTTATTAGAAGAAGTTGTAATAGATGCAACTACTCAACAAAGTTTAGATAATCTTACTAATTTAATTCAAAAATTAGAATCCGATAAAGTATCTGAAAATGTTAAGGTAGAAAGAGTATCTGTTTCAATCCCAACATATGGAGAGGTTAAAGATGCGGTTACAGCTATAATTAAAAAAGAAGTTATTATTCCTGGAGTTGAAGAACCTATAATAATTCAGACACCTGTTATGGAAACACCGGCAACAGATGTATCCGATGTTGTAAATGAAAGAGGTGGTTTCATTGGAAGATTAAAAGGAAAAAAGAGAACAGGATTCTTAGGTAGAGATTTAAATCAAAACAAAATATCTAAGTTTTTTGGAGCTAAAAAGAATAAAGGATTAGTAGGAGGAGGCTCTACAGGTAGCGGTATAGCAACGGATTTAGGTACTGATAAAAGCGGAACTCCTTCATCAATAGCCGGAATAATTAAAAAAAATAGAGTTAAATAATTTTTAAAATGGCACAACAAACTGTAGAAGAATTAGCTAACGATTATACTTCCATTGGTATAAATCCAGGAGGTATAGGTGATTCTGTATTAACATCAGCCGGAGGAGGTGGTGGTGGTGGAAGTGCGTATGTTCCTCCTTATTCTATTGACCCTTACACAAGCCCATACATACAACCTAGAGTTATAGTTTTTACTATAAACACATATGCAAGTTTAAGTAGAAATGGTGTATTAGCAAAAGCATTTTTAGATGGAGTAGAAGTTGAAGACCAGACTATTAGTAAAGGTAAGATAACGTTTACTATGAACGAACAGAGATTATTAAATCCATCTAGATTAACTATAGTTAGCGGAGATTTAAAAGCAGAAAAATATTTTTTAATACAAAGTAGAAAAGATTCTCTAAATGAAGTATCTGTTATAGAATTCAATAATATGGAAGAATATAAAGAAACACTTCCTCCTGATACTAATTTGATAATAGATACCCCTCCTTTTATGGGAGGCGGAGGCTCTGGCGGCGGGGGAGGAGGATTTGGTGGAGGAATGAGAGAAGTTAATCCAAATGATTACAGAGGAGCAGGATTTGGATTAGATGGAGGTGATGTAACACAAAGAGAAAACCTACAATAAAAATATTTATTAACTAATGGCACAAATAAGGGAGATAAAAGTATCGTTTACCGATTACAGAGCAGATTTAACACTTGATGTTGGATTCGAGGGTAATATTCCTATGGATGCTCCTATATTGGCTCTGCCTGAAGTTGTAAATATAACAATAAATAATTCACTATCAGACGGAACTGCTAAAGCTTATTATAGAAACTCCGATGGTGTTGATACAAGTATAATATTATATACTAATACCGTATTAGAAGTATTAAAGAATACAAAAGTATCAATTTGTAGAACAAACCCAACTTTATATAATATAACTAATATAAAAGTTATTTCTCAAGATGGTACGTTACTGAAGGATACCGGTGCTAATTTATTTGATTTAGAAAATGTTCAGCAACCACAGACTGTACAAATAACTAGTCAAAAGTTACTTACAACTGAAAATTTAGCTAGATTTATAACTGTATTAGATAGTGCTTATAAGTTTAATACTGAAATTGAAAATGAATTTACTATAAATGTTGCAACTAAAAATGCAACATATATAAAATATTATTTCCCAAATCAACCTGGAGCGGATTCAACTGGAGCAAAAAAAGCTGTTGTAACTGAAGGTAGTGCTAACATTATACTTTCTAATCCAAATGCGGTTGGGATATATGAATTAGTCATTATTGCAGGTAATGAAATACTAAAGGATGGGGATGAACAAAGAACTAGAGTAAATGTAATAAGAGAAAAAACATATGGTCAACCAGATGTAACTAATATTATATTTGATAGAAATATCACAGAGGCAGATTTACGACCATTAGATTTTGATTTTAATTTTGAAATAGATACTGTAAACTCAGAAGGAGTTGATGTATTTTTAGGAGATAAATTAATTTTCAACACTCCTATAGTAAATGGTGAAGCTAAAATAAAACTTCCAGCAAAAACCTTATATAATTCTTATAAAACTTTCTTTAATGAAAGTGAAAATAATTATGAAATTACTTTTAGTCTTCAGCCTTACTTTAATGGTATAGGAGGAAAGATAGTTGGAAAGAAAGAGAGTTTTACGATATTCGTTGATAGAGCTAAATATTTAATATCAAGTGGAGAAGTATTAGATGTATTTACTGGAGTTTTCTCTCAATTATTCTCAGGAAACGATACTAAGGCAAATTTTGAAGATAAGATTGTTTTTGAAGATGACAAACATTTATATTATCAAATAAAAACTGATAATGATTCTTCTTTTGTAATAACAAATACTGCGGTAGATGATGTTACATTTTCTTTGGAGAATGGTAAAATAGTTCCATCTAAATTTGAGGTAGACCCTGAGAATGGGAGTACTAAAAAAGCAAGAAATCAAAATACATACAATTCATTAGTAGTTAAATTATTAGAACCAATTGATGAAAACGTAGTTGAAAATCAATTAGTATGGATAAGTAAGCAAATCATACCTTCGATTGTAGAAACTATCATTATAAACGATATTGATACGAATGAGTGTATTGCATTAACACCAAATTTTACAGTAGATGTAGTAGATGAAACGGGATTTGAATTTTTTAATCAAATAGTATCAAGTGGTTCGGTGACATCTACTGATATAGTAAATCAGTATTTATCAAAGTCACAATTTAGTTTAGAAGACCTTAATATAGATTACACAAGTGGTAGTAATGTTACATCTTCGTACTTTGTGGTGTTTGATAATTTTGTTAATTTCTCTAGTGCTAAAACTAGAATAGAGAATTTTCAGTACAAAATAGAAACAATAGAAAACTGGAAAAATAAATTAACCAGTACATTATACTCATCATCGATTTTATCAACATCTTCAATTTCATTATTAACAAGTGCATCTTATAATGATAAGATAAAGGGTATTACAAATGGATTTGATGGTTTTGAAAAGAAGATGTATTTTGATTATGCAATTAGTTCATCTAACGCTCAATTTTTTGAAATACAAACTGATTATGGAGATGTATATGATAGAAATAACAAGAACTATTTAGTAAAACATTTACCTCAATTTATTCAGGAAGATAATGCGAGTAATGAATTTTTAATCTTTATGGAAATGATTGGACAACACTTTGATGTTATCTGGTCATATATAAATGGTATAAATAGAATAAGAAAAATATCAAATAAATCAACGGATGGTATATCCGATAAATTGGTTTATACTTTATTGGAATCATTTGGGTGGGACCCGAAACAACCATTTAGTGGTCATCAATTATGGAAACAGGCATTTGGTTTAAATGAAGATGGTTCTACTACAGGTAATGTAAATTCGTTAGGAAATAATGTATCACCATCATATACTCCTGAAAGTGCTAGAAATGAAGTTTGGAGAAGAATACTAAATAACTTACCTTATTTATTAAAGCATAAAGGAACTAAAAAGGCTATTAATGCAATTATGGCCTGCTATGGTGTACCATCTTCATTATTAACAATAGTTGAATTTGGAGGACCATCTGTGACAAGTTCTCAGAGTACTAAATATACATATGAGGATAGAACCGCAGCGCTTAATATTGCTAGAGATGAATATCTTACCGTTGATTGGAAAGAGGGAACATCATTTAATGACCCGGATGCAATTGAACTAAGATTTAAAACATCTGTATTACCATTCGTATCACAATCTACTACACTTTATCACACACAAAGTTTAGTAAATATTGGTGGAGCTAGTGGTATATGGAATGTTAAATTAGTTCCATCGGGTTCTACTATATATGGTGATATAGTATTCCAAATGAGTGCAAGCAGTAATGTTTACATCAGTCCTGGTGTAGTTACTTCTGGTTCTGAATTAGTATCAATGAGTATTCAAAATGTTCCTATATTTGATAATACCTACAAACACTTTACTATTCAAAGAGAAGTTATTAGTAGAAATGAATATATTGGTAATACATTAACTAGAAGTTTAGATTATGAACAATATTCAATGTTTTATAAACAAGCGAATGGAGATAGAATTAATATTAGTGAATCAGATGAATTGAATTTATTAATAACATCTAATTCAGGCTCATTAGTTTCTAATGCAAAATATTATACCGGTATATCTTGGTTAAGTGGTAGTAATGTTAATTTTGGTGGTAATTCAGGAGGTATAAGTGGTTCAATAGATGAGGTTAGAATTTGGGGAGGTGCATTAAGTGAATCGGTTATAACATCGCATACATTAAATCCTGATACTATATTTGGAAATGATGTGTATTCATCCACATCAGACCTTTTTTTCCGTTCAGATTTTGAATATCCTAAAAATAGACAAACTGGAAGTGGTGATAAATTTATAAAAAACGTAGCACCATTTGTAACATATACATCTTCATTAGATGCTAATAATAAACAAATTGTATTAAGTGGATATAGTGGATATGCTACCGCGAGTATCTTTACAAGTGGAAGTTCATACCCATATCAATATGATGTATATGAGAGATTTGTAACAGCTGAAGTTCCTTCGATTGGATTTGTAGGAAAAGATAAAGTAAGAACAGAAGATATCACATTAACCGGTCAATTATCATATAAACAAAGGGCAACTAAAAAAGCTTACGATAGAGCACCCATTGATTCAAACAGATTGGGATTATTTTTCTCACCTGTTAAGGAAATTAATTTGGATATACTTCGTTCATTAGGCCCTATTAATATTGGAGATTACATCGGAGATTGGGATGAGGAATATGGAACTGATACATATGGTGATTTAGACCAACTTAGAAATTATTATTTTGAAAGAACTAATCTAAATTTTGATGAGTATATAAAACTTATTAAATCTATAGACAAATCTTTATTTGATATGCTTACTCAGGTAATACCTGTTAGAGCTAATGTATCAAAAGGTTTATTAATAGAACCTTCTTTATTAGAAAGAAGTAAAATAAAAATCAATAGACCTGTAGCGGAAAATATCCTATATACTGCTTCTATTGATACAATGGAAACTACTCTAATAGAAATGAGTGTTCCTTCATATACGGGTTCACTTAATATGAATGAGGGTATAAGATTTGAAGCAACTATTCCATATTATTCAGGAAGTTATGATATAATTGAAAATTTAAATATCACAACGGAGTATCCTACTTTTGGAGGAAATTATAGTGTTATTGGGAGTATTACATCTAGTGCATATATATTATCAAATATTCCAAATGCAGGAGGTATTGTAATAGAAATAGATTGTGGATTGAAGAATCCTACTATTTTGGGTGAAGTTGATTTAGAAGATTCATATCAGCAAGTTGGTAACGATGTAGACTCTCCATTCAACAGAGGATTTGGAATTGTTGGAACAAATGGGGCAGTAGATAGAACATATTACGATGATAATGGTAATTTAGTTTTAACTCAAAGATATAATTCATATATTATAACTGTAAAATATATTAGAAGTATTCCTAAGAGAGTTCCTGCAGATGGACTATCGGGTTCATTATTTAATACAATTAAGTTGAGCCCAACTGATAAAGTAGTATTAGAAAAGATAGAAAGATATGAAAAGAAGTTAATTTTAATTGACCCAATAGATTATTCACTTGGTGTACCTGCTTTTAGAGCACCGTTGCAACATTCATTTTATATAGATATATTAGCTAATTTAGGAACGTATCCATATAAAAATGGTATAATAACTGCAATTCAGCCTTTTGTAGGATTAACATCTGGACATTATAGTAACACAAAAGATACGTCTAGAGGTTTAGAAAATAGTTTTTATGAAGGGGCTAAACAAACATCTCGTACAACTTTAGATGGAACACCTGCCGTAGAAACATTCACAACTAACCCTAATAGATTAAGAGTTGGAGCAGCGGGAAGAGGTAGCGGAGAACCAATATTAGAAGTAGATTAAAAGATTTTGTATAAAACGAATAAGTTATATATTTATAATAGAAATAACAAAAAGAAAACCAACATATGGCATACTTAGATAACTCGGAAATCATTGTAGATGCTATTCTAACAAAGAAAGGTAGAGAAAAATTAGCAGCAGGTCAAAGCTTAGGTATTACTCAATTCGCATTGGGTGATGATGAGATTGATTACCAATTGTTTGATGCAGCACACCCAAAGGGTTCTGCGTATTATGATGCGGCAATTAAAGCTACCCCTATATTAGAAGCTTCTCCAGATGAAACACAGGTTTTGAGATACAAACTTGTAACTCTTCCAAAAAACACAACAAAGATACCTCAAGTATCAATCGGCGTAACATCGATTACTACAAACCAAACAAGAGGTAAAGTTACTATTTCACCTACAACTTCACCAGCGGGTAACACTACAAGTGGTTATACTGCGGTATTAGCTGATAAGACGGCTGGTACATTGGTTGGATTAGGTATAGCAACATCAGGACAAATTTCTGTTAGTGATAACGTAACTGCTACAGCGGATGTTAAGAAAGGTTTATCTTTCGAATTCATTCCTAATCCGAATTTAACTTCGGCAGTTGTAACGACATTGACAGTTTATGGAAACGAAACAGGTGGTTCGATTTCTATTCCGGTGACAGTAAACTATGTAGCATAAAAATATAATATAATAAGATGGCACAAATTACAGGAGCACAAGGAGCAGATTTAACCCAAAAACTTTCCCAATATTTAGTGGATAATGCTGGATTAATAGATTCTACTACAGTAGCTAATTTATTAAACCAATATCTTCCTGCTAACGAAAAAGTAGGTTTGACAAGTGGTGGAGTTATTTCAAACGGAATATATAAAAAGTTCGGAGACTTCGATGTTATTTCAAATAAGATAGAAGTAGTAACTGAAGGGTTATGGAGTAATGGTAGTGGTAGTTTGAACGGAGCAATTGCAACGGGCTCTACTGCAACTATAGCAGGACATAGTGGTTCGGATGCATCAAAGTATTACTTAAATGTATTCTTAACTGGTTCTAATACCGGTTCATCTGCACCAATAGAATTTGCGGTAGCATACGGTCACAAATATGGTAGTGGTTCAGTTCAGTTGACAACTTCCGATGCGGCATTATTACCTACTAAGGCAATCTATTCTCAGTATAGAATTTTATTGAATGATAACTTTGAAGGAGATGCAGATGATTTCTTTACTTTTTATTCATCATCAGTAGAAGATGGATTCCAATCTAATCAAATCTATGTTATTAACTTAGCTAGAGCAAGATACAGACAACAAGCAGATGCTGGTAATATTAAAATCACCTTAAGTGGTTCTAATGGAACTTTTACATTTATAGATGATAGTGGTAAGAAATTCTCTGATAAAGCTGGTAAGGCTGGAACCGTATTCAATATAGTATCTGGTTCTAACAACTTAGGAACTGAATTAAATGCTACTATAAACACATATACGGCTTCTAACCAACAAGGATTTGGTAAATTCTATCCAAAATTAGGTATAGTATTATTAAATCCTGTGGCGATTTCATCTGTAGTTGGCTCGGAAGTATTACCATCTACTGCAACAACTCCTGCTGCTGAAACTTTTAATCAGAGAAGAATATTTAATTCAATTAAAGGTGGAGCTGATTTTGAAATGAGAAGAACTGAAAACGTATCAACTCAACACTTCTTTGTAAGAGCAACAAATAGAGAGTTTAATTTCTCTAATAATCCTACATTCACAAGTGGTTCAGATGGTACTCTAAGAGAACCTTCATTCGAAACAGACCCTAAAACATATATTACATCAGTTGGTTTATTCAACGATGCTAACGAATTATTGGCGGTGGCTAAAACCTCCCAACCAATAGCAAAATCCTTCGATAAGGAGGTGTTGATTAAGGTAAAACTTGACTTTTAAACTTTATTTTTAAACTTCATTTTTAAACTGTGCTTTTAAACTTAATTTTTAAACCTTAATTTTAATAGAACCCGCTTCGGCGGGTTTTTTTAATTGTGATATTTATTGGTGTATGTTTAAGTCAATTTCTAAATCGGATATTACGATAAGACCATTTAAGGTCTATAAAAACTGGTCTTTTAATGAAGATACCATAAACCTCCACGCTATTCAACGCAGAGAGGGTGCATTTGAAGATTTTGAGGGATTCAATCTAAATGGTTCGGGTAGTAATTATGATTTCCAATATTCGTATAATGAATATGCAACTGATAGAAGTGTTAGGGCTATGTTCTATAACAATGCACCTAAACTAGTAGCGGTTGTAACCAATTGGAATTTAGAAAAGCATAAAGCAAAAAAACAGAGATATTATACCATACAGGATATTAATAATAATACGAATGAGATAACAACCTATGAGTATTATTATGATTCAACATCTGATTCTTATATAGATGAATTTCAATCATATTTAGATAATCATGGTTATATCGTTAGTGATAGGGGACAGGTATTGGCTGGCAAATTTACAGATATTACTAAGATGTACGGAGCTATGAATAACTTAGGTTCTGTTCAGGAAAGAAATATAGATAACCGATTTTTCTTATGGAACATACCTCAGAAATTTGTAGGAGAGGGTATTAAGCCTGGTTCATTCAGAGTAATAGATTATGGTAGAACAAGAAATACAAAAGGTAAGAAGGGAGAATTTGTAACTATTGTAGATGATGGTAAATCAAATTTAATAGATAATGATAGAGATTATTTAGGATTTGTAGAGCTGGATTTTAGCGGAAGTAATGATACCGGAAGCATGATTATTAGAACTACCGAAGGATTAGATTATACATTTAATTTATATGAAAATGATTTTGGAGATGATGCAGTTAATAATGATGAGATTCTAACATATCAATACGCAAATGATAGACCGTATGGAGTTGATAGTAGAGATATAGATGAAATAGATGTAATGTCAGGAACTATGTTTGCTGATGTAGAATGGAATTTACCATATCCAATCCAAAATCCTAAAAAATCTTTTGGTAATATATTCTATGCAAATGGTATTGCTACGATAACTTGGCAAACAGGATTTGCTACAAGTAGTGGGGTATTCACAGAAGGTAGAAATTTTGAGTTTGGAAGTGCAGGATACCAGATGAATTTCCAATCTACAAAAACAATATTTGAAAATGAAGTGTTCTTAGAGGTTCATCCAATGGAGTTTAATACATCAACGAACCCATCTGCAACAACTCATTATAGTGGAGGATTATACATAAATAAATATATAGAAAATCAACCATCTTCATTAGGAGATAGTGGTTCTTTCTATGATTTAGATTTCAGAATAAAATCAGAACATTCATTCAATTATACCTCACCTTGGGGGGCACCTGGTACTTCGGTTACCCGTTCAATAGGATTTGGTGATTATGAGATTAGCTCTTCGCTAGACCCAACAGGTTCGTATCTGGCACCATATATAACAACCGTTGGATTGTACGATGATGAGATGAATTTAGTTGCGGTAGCAAAGTTACCTTCTAAACCAAAATCAACTCCTGATTATCCAGTGAACATAGTAGTTCGTTTTGATACTTAATCCGTTAC